AACATTGAATTTACTGAATTTAATATTCAGACTAGCGAACCCGCTATGCAATTTCTAATGAAAAAAGGAATTCAGTCTATTCCATTTATTATTATTGGAGATATTGAAATTATTGGTTTTAATGAGGAAAAGATTATTCAAGCTTTGAGTGCCTAAAGGAGAAATATATGCCAGAAATTAAAGTTATTCGATATACGCCAAAACCAATTTCTTTTATCGGCGAAGTTGCAGGAATTTGTTATAATAGTGATACCGAAGATCCAGAAAAGAATTATAAGCGTGGTTTGCAAAATTTAAGAGACGACCATGGAAGAACTTTTGAGTTCCCAGATATTGTAATGGTACTTGATGGATATAGTGCTAGGGTTATGAGAGAGTTATATACCCATGTTATTGGAACTTCCAAGCTACAAGCTTCTACAAGATATATTGATTATTCAGACAAATTTGACTACTACACACCCGGCGCTTTCCAGGACGAAAAAGTGTTTCATGATTTTATGGAAGTAGTTTCTGAAACTTATGATTCCTTGAAAAAATCGGGATATAAAAAAGAAGATATAGCAAATATTCTTCCTCTTGGTATGTCCACTAAAGTTGTTTTAAAAATTAATGTGCGGGCTTTGCTTCATATGGGAGAAGTTAGATGTTGTAGTCGAGCATATCAAGAATTCCAAGATTTAATGAAGGACATTAAATCGGTATTAAGAGAGCTAGATAGTGAGTGGTCAACTATCGCAACCATGATTAGACCTAAATGCTATACTTGTACCGAGAGGGATAATTGTGAACTATAAAGGAGTTTTATGAGTAAAGATGATGAAAGATTAAAAGCGTTAGATTTAATTGATGAATACGAGTTTGAAAAGAAAGTATTAGAAAAATTAGTGGCTATATTTTCATCAACTCCAGAAATGCAAAAATTTCTTAACCATGTTATGGATGAGGCTATTGATGAATTGTCTATAGAACTACAAAGAAATAATATAAATTTTCAAGATGGTATTTATAATAGATCTAATTATCATTTACATTAAAATATTAAACGTACCTATTTATTTAGGTACGTTTTTTTTGACCTTTTTTAATTTTTATTATATAATATATATATAATTAAGAAAGGAATAAAATATGAATATAAAGATTTTTCTATTTAGTTTATTAACAACTATAGCTATAGCTCATATTATTGAATTTATTAGAGTTGAAATTATTTTTAAAAGATATAAAAGAATATTAGATAATGTTGGTAAATATAATATAATCTGCATTTTTAATAAAAAGAAACCTATACTTAAGATAGAGGATCTCTCTTTTAAAATTTATGCTTATGATATTTCTAACTGGGGCAGAGATATAGTTGATTGGAATAAGTATAAAGAGGTTAAAAAGTTTTTAAAAGTGTTTAATACTAAATAATTATATCCAAATTTATATATAATTATAATATATAGCCAATATTGGCTATATTTTTCTATTTACAAATTTTAAAAAATATGATATAATTAATTATAAAATAAGAAAGGGATATAAAACAATGAAACTTTATAATATCATTTTAGAAGGCTGTGATGCTGATACTGTTATACCTATTGAACTAACAGAAGAAGAGTTTGAACTTATTAAAAAAATTGGTAAGTTAAGTCAATCCATTTCAGAATATTCTTGTATGCCTATTCTATTAATTAATGAGGTTTAATTATGGGTGCTAGGAAAATTGGAACAGAAGAAATTAAAGAGATAAATGAATTATATCTCAAACTTCAAACTTATGCGGCTGTCGGTAGAGCTTTAAGTATATCTCCAACTACAGTCAAAAAATATATTATAAAAGACTATATGTCTGAAAGTAATATTAAAACTACAAAATTTAATGGTATAATTAAAGACATACAAGATATATCAATACCATTAACTTCTGAAGAATGGGATTTATGGTTATCTCTTACGGATGAAGAGGAAATTGATTTAGAAAATTTAAAAAAGGAAATATTAATTTAAAGGAGTGTCTATATTATGAATTATTTTCATATAAGAGATAGCATAGCTATTAAAAATCATAAATCAATTTGTTTAGATGAATCTATTTATGAATTTATCAATACCCGTATCAGTGGATCTTACAATGTTTTATATGCAAGATTATTTGGTTTAACCTATCCCGAATTTTTAAAAATGGTACGAGATTTATATAATGCGACATTATATGGAAGAGGAAATGGATATACCATTTTTACATTTGAAAATTTATATGATGCACAAAAATTTTCAAATGAATGTAATAATAGATGGAAACAATTAATTAAAAAATAAATAATAAACATAATATATACACTCCTTATATACTATAGATGTTAGGTAAAATCAAATTTACCTTATAATCTATTATATAAAATTTTCTAGGAGTTGTCAATAGAAAAGAGGTCTAATGCAAGTAAATATTCCAAAACTAAAGATGATTCTTGAAATGAATGAAGAAGAATTATATATATATCTATATGAAACATTTACGAAATATCAAGAGCATGGCAAGAAAGTTATAACTGATCCAATAGAATCAAATTTTATTTATATAGAAGGAGATTATCCTGTTTTAGTTGTTGCTCATTTAGATACTTTTTTAAATGGTGAATATATAGATTTTGATAATAATCTTTATGATTATTTTAATCTAGAAAAGGAAAGCGATGAATCTCCTCAATATAAAAAAGATTCAAAACCTATTTATTTTGACCAAGATGAAAGAATTATGTGGAGTCCAGTTGGTCTCGGAGCAGATGATCGAGCTGGAGTTTATTTAATTTTAGAATTAATTAGTCATGGATGTTGGCCGCACATTCTTTTTACTACTGGTGAAGAATCTGGCGGTCGTGGGGCTTTTCTTGCTTCAATATTATTAGAAAAAGAAATTAAAAATAGCAATATAAAATATTTTTTACAATTGGATCGTCGTGGTGAGAATGATGCTGTTTTTTATAATTGTAAAAATGAAGAATTTAAAAAGTATATTACTTCTTTTGGTTGGAAGGAAGTACAAGGAATTTTTTCAGATATATCTATTTTAAGTCCAGAATTAAATATGGCAGGTGTAAATGTATCTATTGGTTATCGAGATGAACACTCTTTACAAGAAACTTTATCTCTATTTACACTTGAAAAAAATTATGATATAATATATTCAATGATTAAAAGAAGTAAAACAATTAATAAGTTTGAGTATTTTACAGAAGGAGATCTTAAATGGCTTTAAATAAAGAACTCTATATTGATGATGTGCGGATGATAGGTAATTGGAATCGTTTATACTATAATGGTTTGCCAGAAGTCATGGACAAATGGGAGAATAATAAACAAAATCTTTATAAAATTTTAGGTAACAAAATTATTATTGAAAGTAATTATATTACCACTGAAATATCTGAATATAATGATATTGAAAAAATGTATTACAAATTTTTTAAAGAATGTAAAGAGTTTTTTGATGCAGAAAAACAGTCCGATGGCGATGCCAATTTAGATGAATTTTGCGAATTTATGGAGAAGTTTGTTCGTGTAAATGGATTTAAAGAAAATCGAGTTATTAATGATTATGCTAAGGCTAATAAGCCATTTAATGCTTATAATAGAGTATTTATTAATTTATCAAAATTTTCTAAAACTTTTTCAAAGTTTTTAAATAATCCTGAAAATATAAAAGGACTTCAGAATTTATATTCCACATATAGACAAAAACTGAAAGCTAATCAAGCAGAAGGAAAGGTTTGTTTGTCTATTCATCCTCTTGATTATCTAACAATGAGTGATAATGATAATAATTGGACTTCTTGTCATTCTATGTATGGTGATGATGGTGAAGGTGGAGATTTTAGAATAGGAAACTATAATTATCTAGCAGATGAAGTTACATTAGTTGCATATTATATTACTGATGCTGATAGAGAGTGTGATTATGAGGCATTACCAGCAGGAGTAAAATGGAATTCCAAAAAATGGCGATGTTTGGTGCATCTTAAACAAGAAGGTGATACTACTGTTATAATGTATAGTCGACAATACCCGTATGAGTCTGAAATTTTAATTAAAGAATTAGATAAAATGATTATGGATTTATTTAAAGATATCGAATTTCATCCTCTTACCTATTATAATAATTTATTTGAAACTAATTGTTTAGGGATTGTAAGTCCAAATGATGATGATCCTCAATCTAACTATTATGTATGTAATTATAATGATAGCGTACATATTAATTATACGAAATATACTAGAATTAGTAAAAATGTTCCAGAAGATAGTTTTGAAAGTTTATATAATTTCATTACGATTGGCGAACCTATTCCTTGTTTTGAGTGCGGCGAAGGCATTGCCAGAGAATCAAGGGATGGATATTGTAAATATTGTGACCCATCTATTGTTTATTGTGACATTTGTGGAGAATTATTATGTGATGGATATGGCGATGATAATGATGGAATTTTGATTGATATAGATGATAGTAGATATGCATGTCCTTCATGTTATGAACAAAACTACTTTGAATGTAAGTATTGTCATATTACTTTTACTAAATGTGATGAAAGCAACGATGAAAAAGTATGTAATTTTTGTTATGAAAAATTTAATGGAAAAGAAAAATTAATTTTACATATACAAGAAGTTGGAGAACATCAAAGTAGTGAAAATGTATTAGATTTAATTGCAGAAGAAACTACTAGAACCTTAGGTGGGTCATCCGCTTATAACTATTATGTACAAGATCCTTCATTAGAAAAATTTTATCGAATGTTAACAGTAGACATGGAGATGGATAATGAAAGTCTTAAATTATATATTCATAATAAAGATACTAAATTTGCTGAAGATCGATACGTATATGGCATTCAATATATTAATAAAATGATATATACATATTTCGATTATGGAGAAATAATTTTAATAGAGCCTCAACTGAATAAGGTTTTGGATACCGTCTCTAAATATATTCATAATTATAAATCTGTCCGTATAGTTGGCTTAGTGAGTATGGAAACAGTTTATGATATGGAACAAAAAATTAAGGCAATAAATCCTAATATTGAGGTAATTATAGATAAAGATTATATTTATAATTACCAAACAAGAGATTTAAGTAATAACAAAACTATTTTAAGTCCAGTTGCACCAGGAAGTGGTGCTGATAAAGCCCTGAGATACTTTGAAAGAATTGCTGAGCTTTACGACGATATTTTGGACGAAAATAATTAATTATATTAAAAGATTATTCATTATAATTATACATAAAAGGAGAAAATTATGAGAACCAATTATTTTTACAATAAAGATACATTTGAAAGCACTTTTGAAATTATTACCAACAAAGGACAAAAATTTATTGGGAAATCCAAAGCGCACCCAGATGATCAGGACTATGGTAATTACTTTACTGGACTATACATCGCAGAGGCACGAGCTAGATTGAAGAGAGAGATATATAAAATTAAGAAAACTAAGGCTGACATCCGCAGATTAGAAAATGAACTGGAATATAAGCAAAAGCTTTTATCTGAATATGAAAATGGTAAAACTTATTTCGAAGGAGCTATTAATACATTTATAGACCAAAAGGATAAGCTTTATAAGCAATACAGAGCATATAAAAAAGAAGAGGAAAATAGAGATAAGTAAATCTTATCTCTTTTGACAATTTCCAATAATTATGATATAATTATTTATAAAGTTAAAAGGAGGGATTAAATGCCTAAATATGGAATAGACCAAATACAAACACTAGAAGGTATGACGGCTATTCGTACTAGACCTGGTATGTATATTGGTTCAGTAGGAATTGATGGTATTCATCAAATTACTTTAGAAATTATTTCTAACTCTATTGATGAATATTTGGCAGGCGAATGCAATGAAATTGAAGTATTAGTATCCAATGATGATATTATTGTTATTACTGATAATGGTCGTGGTGTTCCTTTTGGAACAAAAGAAGATGGTAGTGAGACATTAGAAAATATTTTTACTAAACTGCATACTGGAGCAAAATTTAATTCAGATGGAAGCTCTGGATACAACTCTAGTGGTGGTATGAATGGTATTGGATCCAAAGCAACAAATGCCTTATCTGAATTTTTTAATGTATCTTCTGTTAGAGAAACTAAAAATGCGGTTATGTGCTTTAAAGAAGGTCGTAGAATTGACTATAAAGTTCAGCCAGCAAAAGGGTCTAAAAGAGGAACTTCAATTCAATTTAAACCTGATAAGAAAATTTTTAAAGAGGGTATTTCTTTAAACAAAGAAAGATTGTCCAACCAATTAAGAGAATTATCCTTTCTTTGTCCAGGTCTGAAAATCGAATTAAAATATAAAGATGCAGAACCACAAATTTTTCAATCTATAAGAGGAACTACAGATTATGTAGAATTCTTAACAAAAGATAAAAGTAATAAAATTACAAATATCTTTTCAGTTGAAAGTATTGAAGGCAGACATTCAGTTTCGATGTCTTTATGTTATACCTCTGATTATAGTGAGAAAATAAAATTATATACAAATAATATACCTAATACTGCGGGAACCCATTTAACTGGTTTTAGAACAGCAATGACTAGAGCAGTTAATGAAGTCGCAAGAGATTTAAAACTTCTTAAAGATAAAGATGAAAATCTCAGTGGGGAAGATTTAAAAGAAGGTCTTGTATTAGTTCTTTCAGTTAAAATGCCAGATCCAATCTTTAATGGTCAAACAAAAGATGTTTTAACTTCATCAGAAGGTAGAACGATTGTTGAAAAATTGGCTAATAAAGAATTAAAACAATGGTTCAGTAATAATCCTAATGAATTAAAAGCGATTGTTTCTAAGGCAATTTTAGCAAAGAAAGCTAGGGAAGCTGCGAAAAAAGCTAGGGATTTAACAAGAGATAAAACAAAGTCCGTATTATCTTCAAAAATGCAAGGTAAACTTACTGATTGTATTAGTAAAGATTCCGATATTACAGAATTATTCCTCGTAGAGGGAGATAGCGCTGGAGGTGGCGCTAAAGCCGCCAGAGATAAGCAATTTCAAGCAGTATTGCCATTACAGGGTAAACGATAAAAATTGCCCTTACACTTCTAACCTGTAATCACAGGGGTCACAAATGTGGCTAACGGGGAAGGCTGACCGTTACACTTATATGTCAAAATAAGTTTAGGCGAAGTTAATTCCGTGAGTAATGATCAAATTATATAAACATATAAAATGATACTTGTATCGACTATCCCGAGTTAGATTGGGAGTAGGGTCACTATTGATACGTGATTCGAAATGGAGTGCTCAATGAGAAGTTTGACAAACTTTGAGAGTAAGATATAGTCAGGGCTAATAGAAATATTAGAATAACCGAAAATTTTAAATAGTGAGAAGAACGATATAGTAAAACTATTAAATAATAAAGAAATTAAATCATTGATTTCTGCTATTGGTTGTGGTATCGGGGATGCATTTGATTATTCTAAATTGAGATATAGTAAAATTATTATTATGGCTGATGCGGATAGACTTTAAAATGTCCCTTTAGAGAGTAATCTCTATCGAAAAACTGTGTTAATTGCTGGAAACTCCTTAGAGTTTTATGAACTACAACATAATTGGAAACAATAAGTGTGAATGTTTAAAAATCATAAAAATTGGACAATCAGCAGCGAAGACTCTTAAAAGAGTAACGTTCAACGACCATCCCAGGCATGGGAGTAGGGGAAAACCCCGAAATACACAGCCCTAATAAATTTAGGTGAAGATATGGTCTAAACCCTTTGAATTATTTTATATTATTTTCATTTATTTAGAAAGAAAATATAATGTTTATAAAATAATTTATAAAAAATATAGTGAAAACTAGGGTATTATTGGTTGATGGAAGTCATATTAGAGTTTTACTCCTAACATTTTTCTTTAAATATATGAGAAGTTTAATTACTAATGGAAATATCTATTTAGCAATGGCTCCTCTATATAAAGTTGTAAAAGGTAAATCTTTTGAATATTTACTTGATGATTCTGAATTAGAAACCTATAGACAGAAACATAAAGGTGAGAAATTTGAAGTATTTTACTTTAAAGGGTAAGAGATAGTCTGGCCCTTACTTACTTAACCAGTTGCTACTGGGGTCTAAAGAAATTTAGGCTAACGAGGAAGTCTTAGCTGATAGTCAAAAGGATTGGGCGAACTAAATTAATTAGTTTTATATAATTTTGATTATAGTATGAAGATAATCTCGTGAAATTTTATACTATATTATCTTCAATATTTTAAATAATTGGAGGTAGTAAAATGATTGGTATATATAAAATATCAAACAATATTAATAATCATGTATATATTGGGTGTTCTGTTGATATTGAAAAAAGATTTAAAGAGCATTTAAATTATGAAAAATCAATTACTCAACAAAATAAAACTTTATATAAAGCATTCCGAAAATATGGAATTGAAAATTTTACATTTAAAGTCATAGAAGAGTGTAAAAAAGAAGATTTAGAAGAAAGAGAATGTTTTTATATAAAACAATATAATAGTTATTTAGATGGATATAATGAAACTATTGGCGGAGACATTGGTAGTTTTGATAGAAATGGTGAAAAGCATCCAAATGCTAAATTAACTCAAGAAGATATTATTAATATTAGAACAAGATATAAAAATTTAGAAAGAAAATCTGAAGTTTATTTATTATATAAAGATCGAATTGCTAGAAATGGATTTAATAAAATTTGGCAAGGTACAACTTGGAAAAATATAATGCCTGAGGTTTATACTCAAGATAATAAAAATTATCATGCTTTGCATACTGAAAATATTGGTTCTAAAAATGGAACCAGTAAAGTTAATGAAGATGATGTATTAAATATTAGAGTAAGAAAACAAAATGGTGAAGATAGACGAGTTGTATATAATGATTATAAAAATAAATTAACCTTTGGATCTTTTGAACAAATATGGTATAATCAATCTTGGATTCATATTATAGTATAGAATTTTGTATCGACTATTCCCGTTGTTGGGAAGTAGCCCTACTATTAGCACGTAGGTCGAAACAGTAAGCTCAATGAAGGCAATTAATAAGTAGCCTGAGAGAAGAAATAGTCAGTACCATTAGAAATAATGGATAAATACGTAGGAGAACTTGATCCAAAAGAATTAAAAGATACAACTATAGATATTAACAAAAGAAGATTAAAGCAAGTTAAAATTGAAGATGAAGCTGCGGTTGCCAGAATGTTTAATAATTTAATGGGTGGCGCAGTTGGTCCAAGAAAAAGTTTTATTGAAGATAATGCGTATAAAGCTAATATTATAATTTAAGCGGAGGTATTATGGGGGCATTAATTAGAATTAAGTATAATGAAGAAATTTCATTAGAAAGAATAAGAGGTGAACGCTATTAGTGTTGTAGTCGCAATTAGAGATGAGGACAAGATTTGGTTAGCAACAGATTCACAAGTAACAGCTGGGTGGACTAAAAGTTTAATTACATCCCAACATTCTTTTAAAATTTTTAAAGTAAAAAACAATATTAATATTGGTGGAGTAGGTTCTTTAAGAGATATTAATATTATATCCACTTCTGATACTGAATTTATTTGTGAAAATACAATTCTTAAAAATGAAATTAATTTTAAGGAAATCGTAAGAGATACAGTTCCTAAATTCTTTCAAGAGTTAGAAAAATTTAGTAGAGTTGAAAAAGAAAATGGAGTTCCATATCTTAACTCTCAATTTATCATCGCTCACAAAGATCAGTGTTATATGATTTGTGAAGATGGAGCTGCGATGGAACTTAGTGATATGATGGCTATTGGTTCTGGAGCAAATGTAGCTGAAAGTGCATATACAGTTTTAAGAGATACTTCTTTAACCCCAAAAGAAAAAGCAGTTCGTTCTGTAATTTCAGCCTGTGAACGAGATTTATTTGTTGATTATCCTATTGTTGTTACTAATACTTTAACTGATGAATTTGAAATCTTTGATGGTAATGTATTTTATCGTATTGAAGATGGTGAATTAATTGAAATTGAAGAAGAAGAAATAGATGAAGAGGATGAATGTGACTGTTGTAATTGCTCTTGTAAATCTGATGAAAATAATGATATAATTGAAGAAACAGAAGAAGAAAAAATAACTGGTCTACGAAAAATTTTAAGAAGAAAAAGAAAAACAGAAGAAGAATAGAGGTTTAAGATGTTTAAAGTTTATACAGACGGAAGTTGCTCTGGAAATGGCTCCAAAGAGAATTTTGGCGGATATGGTATAGTGGTAACCTTTAACGACAAAATAGTAAAACTTTATAAACAAGGTAAAAAAAATACCACTAATAATGAAATGGAATTACAAGCTATATATGAAGCTATTAAAATAGCAAAAATCTTATCAAAAGGTAAGAATGAAGAAATAATTATATATAGTGATTCTGCATATTGTGTTAATACAATTAATAACTGGATGTATTCCTGGGCTTCTAATAATTGGATTAAAAAAACTGATAAGAAGCCTCCCGAAAATCTACAATTAATTAAAAATATTTATGAATTAATGCAATTCGAAAGAAAAATAAAAGTAGAAAAAATTAAAGGGCATAGTGGCCATGAGTTCAATGAAAAAGCAGATGAACTCGCTACTAGTGCAACTTTAGAATTACAACAAGAATATATAAAAAATAGATAGGAGGAATACATGAAAGACACATTGGAAGAAATGATATTTCCAGTAAATATACAAGAAGAAGTATCTCAATCATTTTTAGATTACTCTTTATCTGTTATTACTGATAGAGCATTGCCAGATGTGCGGGATGGCTTAAAACCTGTTCATCGTAGAATTTTATATTCAATGTTTGAAGAAGGTATGTTGAGTACAAAAGCTCATGTAAAATCTGCAAAAGCCGTTGGTGCAATTATGGGTAACTACCATCCGCATGGCGACGTTTCAGTTTATGATGCTCTTGTTCGTTTGACTCAAGATTTTTCTTTAAATCACCCACTAATTGATGGGCATGGTTCTT